GGGTTTACTGCTGTATTAGATAAATCAGAAGCTTCGTTTACTGCTGAAGCACTGATTGTTGGGTACACAGGAACTTCAATAGTTTTACCTGAACCACTTATTGGGTAAGTAGTTACAAGTGGTCTCATAACTGAAGTTTCTTGGAATGTGAATATAGCTTCTTGAGTTATATTCGTAAAGAGTTCCGATAGTGTTGAACTCGTTGTTTCGTTTGCCATAGTTTTTTATAGTTTGTTGTTGTTGTTAGTTATTTTCATTTTAAATATACCTTGTTCTCGTTGTTTCCTCATGTCAGCATAAATTTTTCTGTCATTAGGATTACTTAAATCAAGATCACCAATATTTACTTGCTTTGGAGTAGCACCACCAACTTGACTTCTGCTTCCTGCACCACTTGGTGTAGAGGAAACATGATGTGGGTTGTTTTTTAAATATTCGGCTACCAATTCATTAACTGACATTGGTTCACCTTTATCTGAATATCTAGGAGTTCCATCTTCGTTGATAACTTCAACAGAACCTTGTTCGTTAAGTCTAACATTTGATCTTAGTAGTTGTTTAACTTCTGCTGGTTTAACAGCTTTCATTCCACTAGCTACATTGACTAAAGTTTCGTCTATACGAATCCTTTTTAATTCAGTCTCCAACGATTGAATTTTTGAATCCTTTTTTGATACTGTTTCCTTCAGAACTTTATCAAACTCGCCACGTTGTTTAGCGATTTCAAGTTCCTTTTCTTTTTTTTCTTGAAGTAACTTTTTAGCTTCTTCAATATCTATTCCATCAAGTTTATTAGAAACAGATTTTTTATATCTGTCTAATCTTCTTTGAACTATTTGCTCTAACTGATCGGCAGTAAAGAGTTTGTTCTCAGTTTCTTGATTGTTAGAAACTTCTACTCCAGCTTTTTCCTGAGATGCTGTATTCTCAACCGACTCTTGTTTTACTTGGTCGTTCATTGTTTGTTCTCCTTCTATATGTTTATTATTGTCAATTATCAAGATAATTGCAAAAATGCAACAGTATTAGGATATTTTTATAGATCGGAAGTTTTTACAAAATCATAATTGCCAGTTATTTCTGCTATTTCTGGTAATCTAATTTCAATAGCTTCGCACAACCAATCGTATTCTAATTTAGATTCTTCATCTTTTATTAATTTTCCTAAATCAATAAATCTATTGTAATCTTCTAAAGTTAGTGTTTTTTTTTGTATTATTTGTTCTGCTTCTTGTATTGGTTTCATATTATATCTCCTTTATAAATTTAATAAATTGTGGGTCTACCAAATCTGTTCTTTTCATCTCGTAAAGACTAAAGTTTTCTGCAAACCATTCGTAAGGGTCTTTGTCTCCATATCTTGATGCACTTTTTCTTAAATTCCTTGTTATTGTTTTAAGCTTTTCTTCCACAACTGGTGTAAATTTAATTCCATAATTTGCTGTTGTTGATGTAACTCCCTTCATTTGATGAACATGATGAGCAAATTCATGGTACATAACATTTCTTAATTGGTCTAATTGATTGTCAAAATAAATAAAGGCATTATATGGTCTATTATCCAAGTTATCTCCAAATTTCCAATTAACTTCTTTTACTTTTAATTTTTCAAGATAAAAATTTCTATATCTTTGTAGATTTTCAGATTTGTTTATATTTACATTTAACTTGCCATCTCCCAAACACCACTTGCATCAACTGGGTATCTTACATCTTTAGTTGCGTTTACTACTTGTTGTTCTAATGATTTAATTGCTACTGTTTTTGGTATTATTTGTAATTTATCTGCTGTTATAGGATTGTCTAAAGATGTAGCATTAACTCCTGCTCTAGTTCTTGGAGTTACAACTGGTGGAACAATGGTAGTAGTATCTTGTGTTTCTGTTGGTTGTTCAAATTTATTTATATCATATTCAAAAGTACCATCTTCTTTAATAGTTCCCCAATCAGGGTCTACTGGTTGCCAATGATGCCTACAATTATATCCACCTCTATCTAAGAATGGGTCGCTACCAGATTTACCTTGCCATTCTTGTTGCCATAATTCTCTAGCTTCATCTTCGGTAAATACTTTGTTTACGTGTTCAACACAGAAATCTCTACTGTCTCTAATGATAGTTCCATAATAGATATATGAAGTTAATCCTATTTCATCTGCTCTAAACTTTGCAAACTGTCCATCAAAACCCATTAAAGCATCTTGGACTATTTGACCTGAATAGACTGCTAGGTTTGCACCAGTAACAGTAGAACCATAAGATTGTTTAAGTTCATCTACTGCTGTTTTAAAATCTTCTGTATTTGTCTTACCAGCAATCTTTTGTTCTTGAATAAAATTTACAAGTTCTTTTTGTTTTTTAGTATCTGCTTGTTGATAAATTCCATTTATTTTGTCTCTAATTGTTTGCACCATTTCTGTTATTGGTTTTCCTACTAATGTAGATTGATAAACTTCTTGTGCTAATGTGTTGGTGAACTCAGTTGCTAGATTTTGAAATTGACTAAATGCTATCTTTTTTAACTGTTGAATAGTTACTAAATCTGCTTCTGTTATTTGTTTAAACTCAGCAGGTATAGGAAGCTTTCCATAAGTTGCTACAATAGTTCCTGCAATCTTATCATAATCATTTATGAATGTTTGTACTCTTGCTAAGTAAAGTTCTTCTATTGCTTGTTGTAGTTTTGGTCTTATCTCAATGGCAAGTCTTGTATTAAATAATACACCATCTTGAATAGGAAGATTTGATACAGTTTGTACTACTCTTTTTTCTAATGTTGCTAATGTATCGTTTAAAAGTTTTTGATGTTGTGCTTCTAAATTATTTACTGCTTTTTCTCTTATGCTTTGAAGTTGCTGTAATAAATCTTGTGCCACATTAAATTGTAGGTAATGTTATTGGTTGTGGTTGAAACTCTCCAAGTGCCTGAGTATTAGTATCAATCTCTTGATCTATTACTGCAAGTGTTTCATCATTATCAATTACAGTTCTAGCTATTTGTTTATCTAGTTCTTTAGTGAATGTAGTTGATTTAATGTTAGAAGCTTTTGCTTGTTGTAATAATTCTAAATCAGTTGCCCAGTCTCTAATGTCAAATGTAGTTGGGTACATAATCTCTCCATCAAATACTGTCTCTTGCCATAATGCAAATAGTCTCCAAATTTGTTCTTCAGCTAATTCCATCAGTTTAGATTTTTGTGCAAGTCTAGCATTTAATAATTGAAACTCAGTTCTTAATGCGATACCAGATTGTATTCTCTCTCCAGTTGCTCTAATAGAACCTACATGAGATAATCTATTAATTGCTTCTACTTTGTGTTCTATTGATTTAATTACACCATCTAAATTACTTCCACTTGGTTGTAAGATATAAGGTTTTAAGTTTGCATCAATGTTATCAGGAATTTCTATAATAGAACCTGCACCACCAACAGCTTCAGTATCTCTAGTTTTAACTAAGCTTGGGTGATTTGATATTCTAATAATTTGTTCAATCTCAGATAGTTCATTGTAAATAGATTTTTGTAAGTCAGCTATGTCAGTTAAATCAGAAACTCCTAAACCTCTCATAGGTGATCTTTGATTGTATAAAATAACAGCAGGAATCTTTCCAATAGGATTAGGAACTGACTCTATTAGTTTTGGTTCGTCTCTATTTGTAGTTGGTAAGAATACTGTATCAATTCTATCTTCATACCAAATCTTATAAACTTCTTTATCATCTTCTATTGATTCTCTAATCTTTAAATATTCTAAGTAGTAATATCCTTGTGGTGATCTTGTGTACTTCCAGTCTAATACGTTCTCAGGTGTGTAGATGTTTAGGTATGGTCTAATTCCTTGTTCTAATTCTTCTCCACGTGTCATTACATTTGTAGATGGTTTGTCCACGATAATCCAACAATGTCCATAAACAGAAGCATAGTTTTGTACTTCTCTCATTAGAGCATCAAATGATCTACCTTCATAATCGCAATCATCTAAGAATTGATCTACTGATGGGTCGTCTTGTAATGTTCCAAGTTCTCTAGTTGGTGGAACTCTAAATAGAAATGATGAATAAATATCAATTACGTTTCTAGCATGATTATCTAATGGTGTATAAGCAAGTCTTTTAAAATATTCTGATTCTAATTCTAATTGGTATTCTTGTAAAAACTTTCCATCTTGGTATTCTTTGCCACCTAAATATGATCTGATGTAATATTCCCATCTTGGCATCATACCTTTGTATTGTGTGTGTTGCTGTTCTATATCTTTTCTTGTGTATGCCATTATGAAAATCTTTTAGGTTCTGATTTTGGTAAGTTTGAAGTAATTGGAAATATGTATTCTATTGCGTAACCTAATGCGTCAGTCATGTGATCGTAGCCATTGTTCTTTTCAGGTTGATTTGTACCTTCTTTGTAAACTTGTTTCATTAAGCTATTAATTAGTGTTTTGCAAGAAGGATTAATAAAAATACTTCTCTTACCATCAAATGCTTTTAGTTTACTGTTCACAGCATTAACTCTATCTCTAACTAAAGCATGAGTAGATTTAGCTTTAACATTTAAACCAGCATTTTGCAAGATAGTAAGATCAGTTCTACCACCAGCAGAAGTTTTACGTTGTCTTGATGCTGGGTCAGGATAAACAATCATTTTATTTTTGTTATACCTAGATAATAATTCATCAATAAATTCGTCAGTATTAGAACTATAAATAACTATCTCATCAAATACATAAGCGATACCATTCTTAACATGGAATAGACAAGCTGACATTGGGTC